ATGGAATGGAACTACGAAGGATTTATTGACGAGTATGGAGTTCCAGTATTCAATACTCCTGACATCGACGTGTTTGCACCAGACGGTGAATTAATAGACGTAGGAGTTATTGATCATTGGCAAAATGAAGCTGATGGTTTAAAAAACGATCAAGACGCTTTAAATGAGTTTTATCGACAGTTTCCAAGGACTACTGAGCACGCGTTTAGAGATGAAACAAAAAATAGTATATTTAACTTAATAAAAATATACGAACAAATAGATTATAACGAAGAAATGTCCAGAACACTTGGTGTTACAACAGGTAACTTTCAATGGGTTAATGGTATTAAAGATTCACAAGTAATTTTTTATCCAGATCCACAAGGTAGATTTAAAGTTAGTTGGGTGCCAAAATCTGAGTTACAAAATAGAGTGGTGTTAAAAAACGGAATAAAACATCCTGGTAATGAACATATAGGGGCCTTTGGTTGCGACTCGTATGATATATCAGGAACCGTAGATGGTGAAGGATCTAAAGGAGCTTTACATGGTTTAACTAGGTTTAGTATGGAGGACGCTCCCGCTAACAGTTTCTTTTTAGAATACTTATCAAGACCACCTACGGCTGAAATATTTTTTGAAGATGTTTTAATGGCTTTAGTATTTTATGGTATGCCATTATTAGCAGAAAATAATAAACCTCGATTATTATATTATTTAAGACGTAGAGGTTATAGAGGATTTAGTATGAACAGACCAGACAAAGTTTGGAATAAATTATCTGTAGCAGAAAAAGAAGTTGGTGGTATACCAAACTCAAGTGAAGATATAAAACAAGCACATGCTGCTGCAATTGAAATGTATATACAAGATCATGTAGGTATGAAGCAAGACGGAACGTTTGGTGATTTATACTTTAACGCTTTACTTAATGATTGGTCTAAGTTTGATATAAACAAAAGAACAAAGTTTGATGCAACTATAAGTAGTGGTTTAGCAATAATGGCTAACAATAGACATTTATATGCGCCAAACGCAAAAATAGAAAAACCTAAATTAAACATAAACATATCAAGGTATGCAAATACTGGAAATATGTCTAAAATAATTAAAAGATAAATATGGCATATTCTGGCAAAAGTTATTTTCCTAGTCAAACCGTTAGTGACGCTGAAAAGCTAAGCTATGACTACGGTTTAAAAGTGGCAAAAGCTATAGAAACAGAGTGGTTTCACGATTCTAAAAATAACAATAGATATAGAAATAATTATAATAGTTTTCATAACCTTAGATTATACGCTAGAGGCGAACAGTCAATACAAAAATATAAAGATGAGTTATCTATAAATGGTGATTTATCTTATTTAAATTTAGACTGGACACCTGTTCCTATAATACCTAAGTTTGTTGATATAGTTGTAAATGGTATAGCTGAAAGAACATATGATATAAAAGCTTTTTCTCAAGACCAATATGGTGTTAGTAAAAGAACTAAATATATGGAGTCTATGTTAGCTGATATGAGAACTAAAGAATTAGATGAATTTTCTAAACAAGCTTTTGGTATACCATTAGCTGAAAACGATCCAGATACACTTCCAGATACTGTAGAAGAATTAGGATTACATATGCAGCTAAACTATAAACAAGCTGTAGAATTAGCAGAAGAACAAGCTTTAAACGTTTTAATGGAAGGTAATAATTACGAGTTAATTAAAAAACGTTTTTATTACGATTTAACAGTGCTTGGTATTGGCTGTGTTAAAACTAATTTTACCACATCAGAAGGTTTAACTATAGATTATGTAGATCCTGCTAATTTAGTTTATTCTCATACAGATTCTCCTTATTTTGAAGACATATACTACGTAGGAGAAGTAAAACAAATACCTATGAATGAGTTAGCAAAAGAGTTTCCTCATTTAACAGAAATAGACTTAGAAGAAATAAGAGAGTCTTATTCTAATCAAATGTCAAACAATAGGTATAAATATACAGATCAAACAGAAGATAAAAACAAAGTACAAGTTTTATATTTTAATTATAAAACCTATATGAACGAGGTTTACAAAATGAAAGAAACTAGTACTGGTGCAGATAAAATAATATCTAAAGATGATACTTTTAATCCACCACAAGAAAATAATTTTTCTAAATTATCTAGAGCTATAGAAGTTTTGTACGAAGGAGCATTAGTTTTGGGTACTGATAAATTATTAAAATACGAAATGTGTAAAAATATGCTTAGACCTAAAAGCAATTTTACCAAAGTTAAAATGAATTACTCTATTGTTGCTCCACGTATGTATAATGGCAAAATAGAAAGTTTAGTAAAACGTATTACAGGTTTTGCTGACATGATACAGCTTACGCATTTAAAACTACAACAAGTGATGTCTAGATTAGTACCGGATGGTGTTTATTTAGATGCTGATGGTTTAGCTGAAATAGATTTAGGTAACGGTACAAATTATAATCCACAAGAAGCTTTAAACATGTTCTTCCAAACGGGTAGTGTAATAGGTAGATCGTTTACACAAGACGGTGATATGAATCCTGGTAAAGTACCAATACAAGAAATACAATCAAGTAATGGTGGCGCTAAAATGCAAAGTTTAATAGGTACATATAATTATTATTTACAAATGATAAGAGATGTGACTGGATTAAACGAAGCTAGAGATGGTAGTATGCCAGATAAAAATGCTTTAGTAGGTGTACAAAAATTAGCCGCTGCTAACTCAAACACGGCTACAAGACACATATTACAAGCTGGATTATTTTTAACAGCTGAAACAGCTGAGTGTTTATCACTTAGAATATCTGATATTATAGAATATTCACCAACTAGAGATGCGTTTATACAAGCTATAGGCGCACATAACGTTGCTACTTTAGAAGAAATGAAAGAATTACACTTGTACGATTTTGGTATATTTATAGACTTAATGCCTGATGAAGAAGAAAAAATGATTCTTGAAAACAATATTCAAATGGCTATACAACAACAAAGTATAGATTTAGAAGACGCGATTGATTTAAGAGAAATTAAAAATATAAAATTAGCAAATCAAATGCTAAAAATACGTAGGTCTAAAAAACAAGAAAAAGACCAAGCTTTACAGCAGCAAAATATTCAAATGCAATCACAAGCTAATGCTCAATCAGCGCAAGCGTCAGCACAAGCTGAGGTTCAAAAGCAACAAGCTTTATTGCAAAGTAAAGCACAACTTCAACAACTAGAATCTCAATTAGAAGCTCAAAAAATGCAACAAGAAGTTGAGTACAAAAAACAACTTATGCAGCTAGAGTTTCAAATGAATATGCAACTAAAAGGTATGGAGATACAAGGCATGAAAAGTAGAGAGAAAGAAAAAGAAGATCGTAAAGATGAAAGAACTAAAATTCAAGCAACTCAACAAAGTGAGATGATTGAACAAAGAAAAACAGGTAAAGAACCTAAAAACTTTGAGTCTGCAGGTAATGATATACTAGGAGGTGGATTCGGTTTAGGCTCGTTTGAACCTAAGTAAAATTATTAACTATTATTATATTATATTATGGAAGAAAACAAAGAAAGCGTAATTGAAGAAGTTACACAAGATCAGGTTGAACAAAAACCTGTAGAAGAAAAAAAAGAAGAAACAAAATTTGATAGCGCTGGAGACGACAGTGTTACAAAAATAGATTTAAGTAAACCACCAAAAAAAGAAGAAGATGCCACTGAGAAGCAAAGCACAGATGAGGTACCTGTTCGCGACGGATCCGAAACTAGCGAAGAAGTTCGTGAAGAAAACGAAGAAAAGCCTGAAGAGCCTACCGAACAAAGTGAAGAGAAAAAAGAAGAGATAGTACTAGAAGAAGTTACTGAAGAAGAAATAAAAGAAGAAGTTGAAGAAGTAAAAGAAGAAGTTCAAGAAGCTATTGCTGAATCAGAAAAAACTGGTAAACCTCTTCCTGAGAACATCCAAAAACTAATAGATTTTATGGATGAAACTGGTGGTGATATAAATGATTACGTTCGTTTAAATCAAGATTATAGCAAGCTTGATGATATGTCTTTGTTAAGAGAATATTACAAGCAAACAAAAAAACATTTAAACGATGACGAAATAAGTTTTCTTATGGAAGATCAATTTTCTTATGATGAAGAAGAAGATGACGATAAAGAAATAAGAAGAAAAAAATTAGCGTTAAAAGAGCAAGTTGCCAACGCTAAAAGCCACTTAGACGGGCAAAAGTCTAAATACTATGAAGAAATTAAAGCTGGTTCAAGGCTTACGCCTGAACAACAAAAAGCTGTAAACTTCTTTAATAGATATAACAAAGAGTCAGAAGAGACTAAAAAACAAGCGGAAGCACAAAAATCTAATTTTTTAAAAAAGACAGATTCTGTTTTTAACGACAAGTTCAAAGGTTTTGAATATAGTGTTGGCGACAAAAAATATAGATTTAACGTAAAAAATACAAACGAAGTAAAACAAAGTCAAAGCGATATTAATAATTTTGTCAAGAAGTTCTTGAACGAAAAAAACGAGATGGCTGACGCAAAAGGCTATCATAAATCTTTGTTTACAGCAATGAACGCTGACGCTGTAGCTAAACATTTTTATGAACAAGGTAAAGCTGATGCAATTAAAGAAAGTATTGCAAAAGCAAAAAATGTTAATATGGACCCAAGACAATCGCATAAAGAAATAAAAGGCGGTGGTTTAAAGTTTAGAGTGTTAGGCGATGATTCTTCTGATTTTAAGTTTAAAATTAAAAATAGAAATTAATAATTAAAAATTTAAAATTATGGCATTAACCGCAGGAGGGAATTTGAATGTTGTTCCAGCACCAGCTAAGCTGACGCTAACTTCAAATTTCATTAACTTTATTGACGGGTCAACTGGATGGGAGCAACAATACTTACCAGACCTTATGGCTCAAGAAGTAGAAAGATATGGTAAAAGAACTATATCTGGATTTTTAAATCAAGTAGGAGCTGAAGAAGCTTCTTCATCTGACAGAATAGTATGGTCAGAGCAAGGTAGATTACACTTATCTTATGATGGTGCTATCAATAACGCTGGTGTTTTCACTGTTGCGTCTTCTGGTACTCATGCAGTAAGAGTAGGTGCTACTGTTGTACTTAGTGATAACAAAGGTACTGTTATACCTGGTTACGTATCTGCAATAGCTTCAGATTTAACTACAATGACTATTCTTCCTTACGAGGCAGCTACAGTTGGCGCTGTTGCAACTTTTCAAACTACAGACGATGCTGGTACGAATACTGCTAGCTTATTTGTTTATGGTTCTGAATTTGGTAAGGGTACTAACGGTTTAGGTATTGATGGTAAGACTAATACGTTTGCATCTGTTGAACCAGCTTTTCAATCTTTTACTAATAAAATGATCATATTAAAAGATACTTATAGAGTATCTGGATCTGATGCTGCTCAAATTGGTTGGGTTGAAGTTTCTGGTGAAGAAGGACAAAATGGTTACTACTGGTACTTAAAATCAAACGGAGACACTATGGCTCGTTTTTCTGATTATTGTGAAATGACATTATTAGAAAGCAAAGAGACTGTTGCTGCTTCGACTGTTGAAGATCCAGCTAACGTTGGACAAGTAGCGTCTTCAGCTGATAGCGCTGCTGGTACTATTGGTTTATTTGACTGGGTAACTGATCACGGTCATACTGCTAGTGGTATTCAAGGTACTTCTGGTCCTGTTGACTTAGCTGAGTTTGATAGAATATTAGCTGCATTTGACGCACAAGGAGCTATTGAAGAAAACATGATGTTTATCAACAGACAAGTTTCTTTGGCAATTGATGATATGTTAAGTTCTATGAACAGTCTTGGTGTTGGTGGTACTTCTTTTGGAGTATTTAACAACTCTGAAGATATGGCACTTAACTTAGGCTTTACAGGATTTAGAAGAGGTTCTTATGACTTTTATAAGTCAGACTGGAAATACTTAAACGATGGTTCTTTAAGAGCAGGTTTAGGATTTAATGATATACGAGGTATATTTATTCCAGCTGGTTCTTCTAATGTTTATGATGAGTCATTAGGTAGAAACATGCAAAGACCTTATTTACATGTACGTTTTAGAGCGTCTAACACAGAAAGTAGAAAACTTAAAACTTGGATCACTGATTCAGTTGGAGCTGCTACTTCTGATTTAGATGTAATGACTGTTAACTATTTATCTGAAAGATGTTTAATAGTTCAAGGTGGAAATAACTTTATGTTATTAAACTAATCAATTTTAAAAGACCGGGGCTTCGGCCTCGGCCTTTTATTTTATTAATTTTATTATATATTATATTATGGCAAAAAAAACAAAAAACACAGAAGTGGCTACTAAAGAGCCACAGGTTGTAGAACAACCTAAAAAGAAAAAAGATAACTGGGAAATAAAAGATAGAGTTTATTATTTAAGAAATGGGAAAAAACCTTTAACAGCTAGTATACCTTCTACAAATATATATTGGTTTGATGAAGAAAAAGGTTATGAAAGAGAATTAAAATATTGTGAAAATCAAAGAACACCGTTTGTAGATGAGATGGTAGGAGATCAAAGATTATCACACATTGTTTTTACTAATGGTTTTTTATTAGTACCTAAAAGTAAGGTTGTATTACAAAAGCTTTTATCTTTATATCATCCAGACAAAGGTATGAGATACTTAGAGCAAGATAATGTTAAAGAAGCTATTGATGAAGTTGCTAATATAGAAATGGAGATTGATGCTTTAAACGCTGCTAGAGATATGGATATAGATATGGCAGAAGCTATTATGAGAGCTGAAGTTGGTTCTAAGGTGTCAGAGATGAGTTCTAAAGAACTTAAACGTGACTTGCTTATATTTGCTAAACGAAATCCTATTTTGTTCTTAGAATTAGCAACTGATGATAATGTTCAACTTAGAAATTTTGGTATAAAAGCTGTTGAAATGAACATAATAAGTATTTCAGACGATCAAAGAACTTTTATTTGGTCTTCAACTGGTAGAAAACTAATGAACGTACCATTTGACGAGCATCCATATTCAGCTTTAGCTGCTTGGTTTAAAACTGATGAAGGTATGGAAATATATGCAAATATAGAAAAAAGATTAAATTAACAAAACTGTAGAGCGGTCGCTCTAAAGAGCGATCGTAACTACAAAATTTAATTATATGAAAAACAACAAATCAAAAGGTTTAGGCGATACAATAGAAAAAATAACAAAAGCAACTGGTATAAAAAAAGTTGTAGAAAAAGTTAGTGAAATAACTGGAAAAGATTGTGGTTGTGATCAAAGAAAAGAAACTTTAAACAGATTATTTCCTTATAATTATAATAATTAAAAAATATGGCTGCAGGAGGAATAAGTATAGACACAGTATATCAAACTGTTTTAGCATTAGCAAACAAAGAACAAAGAGGTTACATATCACCTCAAGAGTTTAATTTATACGCAAACCATGCACAAATGGAAGTGTTAGAACAATATTTTTATGACGCTAGTCAGTTTAGACAAATGAGTAGTGACAAAATACAGTATTCTGATATGATAGATTTACTTGAAGAAAAAATACAAATATTTGAATCTGTTTATGGTGCTGTTGCTATAGACAATTTTGTTGGTGCTGGAGGAGGTGGTATTAATAAAAGACTACCAGATGATATATATAGAGTACATAAAGTTGAGCTTAACAACGTAGACTGCGAACTATTAAGTACTAGAGATTTTAATGACTTTAGACGTTCCACTAGAATGTTAGCCCCAACAAATGATAGGCCTATAGCTAATATTAGAAATGGCGTAATAAGAGTTGTAGGTGATGGAGGAAATTTTGTAACTCCTACAGGTATATTTTATACAAGAGTTCCTAATAGAGTTCAATGGGGATATGTAGTTGTAAATGAAAAAGCTTTATACGATGCTAATCCTGCTAAAACCACTGACTTTGAACATCATAGATCAGACACGGTTGAGTTAGTATATAAAATATTAAAACTAGCTGGTATTTCAATAAAAAGAGAAGAAGTAACACAAGTAGGTCAAGGTTTAGAAATAGCAAAAGTACAACAAGAAAAACGATAATAAATGGCAAATTTAATAACACAAACACCTCAAGAGTATTACGATGGAAATGACCACGGTGGTTATCAATTTACTTCTTTGAGAGATATTATAGAAAATTTTATGATTGTTTATGTTGGTGAAGACAAAGTAATAACTAAAGTAAAAAGAGCTGATGTTCAGTTTCATGCTATGCGTGCTATGCAAGAATTATCTTTTGATACTTTTAAATCTGTAAAATCAAAAGAGATAAATTTACCAGCAAGCTTGCAAATGATTTTACCTCAAGATTATGTTAACTATACTAAAATAAGCTGGGTAGATGACGCTGGTATAAAGCATAGAATATATCCACACACTTGCACTACATCAAATCCTTTTTCAACGCCTTTGCAAAATACTGATGGTGATTTTGAATTTAATGCTACAGGAACTTTTACAGCTGGAACTAATGGAATAGTTTTAGATGATTTATATCCTAATTTAGCAGGACAAATTTTTGAGGTTACAAGCCCTAGTTTAATTGCTTCAAATGGGCCTTGGTATATGTTTGAAAATACAACAACTGGAGCAAGTGTTAGTACTATTACAGTTATAGACAATATAGAACCATTTTCGGCAATAGCTTCACCTCCTTCTAATTCTTTTATGCCTTCTGCTTCTACTACAGAAGTTTTAACATTTAAACCAA